CGAAAGTTGGTATGATGCAGAAGGAAACGAGTTTAAAAAGTGCCACAAATGCAAAGAGGAAACCGCAGTAAATGAAGAGTTTTATTTCTGCACACATTGTTTAACTCATTTATAAAAAACTATGGAAATAGCATACAAAATAGTTTTAATACACACTTACAATATTGAGGAACTCAGCAGTTTTTTGGAGGAAGCAATTTTATTAAAATTTAGTTATCCCGAATCACAGAGATACGAAAACAGAATCCAACAACTAAAATCGGAGTTAAGAAAAAAAGGGGAACCAATTAAATAAAGAAATCATGGTAACAACAACTATAGCATTATCCCAATATTTTTTATTAGGCGGAACATTGGAAAAATTAGAATTAAGAAAAACTTTTACACGTAGAATTGGGGAATTTGCTTTTCAACCTTTGATTAACATACGCAAAGAAGATGAAAATAGTTACTGGATTAGATTCAAAGATAGTCCTGAATTTCCTTTCCACCCAGACGAAATAGAAACAAAAGTTATGATAGAATTAAACAATATTTATAAAGATTAAAACAAATTGTACTACATAGACAGAAAGAAGCTACACACGGACAAACTAAAAAACTAGAAATTATGAAAAACGATATTTCAGCACTTTACCCAGAGCAAAAAGGAACTTTAAAACGTTTCACAGATTGGGCGGAATCCAAGATAAACAAGTTTTGGACAAACACTATTACATTATCATTTGAAGCAAAAGATATGCCGATAGACACATCAATTAACAACATTGCAGATTTCGTGCTAAACAGAGAAACACACGAAGCAATTGAATTAATTCAAAAGATTAATACAGAGATCGAAAACAGATTTTCAGAGAATAGCGAGAGCTTTTTAAAGCAAAGCAAAGACCTTGAAAACTATTTAAAAACTAAAAAATAATAAAGCTATGCAGTTTTTACAGAACGACAACAACATCCGAATAACCGAAGAAGGTTTTATTTGGAAAATCGTAACAAACAAAGCAAGAATACTTTTTGTTAATGACACGTTAGGCTTATTTACTTTGTTCGATGATGGTTCAGAAAGCAGAATCACAAGTTTTTCAGAAATTGAAGAAGCACTAGAATTAGGACTTCCAATCGGAATTGAAGTTGGAAAACTAGATATTCAACAAATACCAGATTTGACAGATTTATTTGAACCGAAGAAAGTTTTCAACATACATGACACGGCAGTAGTTCCTTACATTATAGCGGAGAAAGTTACAGACAACAAAACACATCAAAACTTTTTAATAGAAAAAGTAGAACACATTTACAATGTGAACAAAACTTGGAGAGAGCAACTTAACACCTCCAAAGACCAAAGAGAATTTCTTAAAATGTTTATGGAACATTGGAACAAAAAACTAATAAACAATGAAGTTTAAAAATCATTACACAATCGGAGAGATATTATTTGCAATACTAATTGCAACAATGTTTATTTTACTAATCACGGCAATTTTTATTGACTACTCTAATACTTATTAACCATGGAAACAACACTTTATGCAGTCATTTTTAATGATGGTCGAGTTTATAGAATAAATTGCAGAGGTAAAAATCAAAAGAAAAGATTTTGGGACAAGATTAATTCTTTAAAAGAACAGATTAAAGAGGTTCAAGAAATAACTAGCGGAATACACACAGTAACAGAATTTGAACAATTAAAACAATAATCATGGCAAAAGCAATCCAACACACAGAAACTTTATTCGTAGAAAGAAGTCAAGAATCATGGTACAATCTAGTAACCTACTTAAAAGACGCTAACGGAAAAGTAAAAAAGATTATTACGGGCAACATCGGGCAACCAACAAAGAAACAAAAGACGTTCACAATAAAAGACAAAGTATTTCGTTTAAATTGGGATAACGTGCCAAACCTTAAAAACTAATATAATGACAGTAAGAGAAAAACTAGAAAGTATGCTTATTGAGAACGGAATGTTTGAAACACAAGCAAAAGAAGTAATGAAAATTGCGATTCCCGAACTAAACGAATTAGTAGAAAACTACCAAATTACATTTGATAGACCATCAAGCGAATATCCAAATGTGATTTATAATATTTTATTTTTAGCAATAAAGCCAATTGCTTTAAAATGGATTGACGAAAATAAACCTATGGCATGGTTTCGTAGCATGTTTATTTAAACAACTAAAAAAATCAGTTATGAATATTACTTATAAATTAAACGGAACTAAAGAAATTCAGAAGATATACATTCGAGTTTACGCAAGTAAGTTGGATTTATCAGTACCGACTGAATTAGCGGTTTTAAAAAGCGATTGGAACTCAGAAACAGAAACAAGCAAAACGAATCTGGATCTAAACGAAAATCTTTTAAAACTAAAATTAGAAGTTTTAAAGCAATTTAATTACAATCTGACAAATGGATTAATAATTAATACTATTTGGCTTAAAAACGTAGTTAAAACAACATTTGACCGACCTATTCAGGAAGTAGGCTTAGTAAATTCAGATTTCAACATATACGTTACTGATTTCGCTTATCATTGGTTAGATAATTTCGCAAGTAATTGGAAAGTATCACAGAAAAAGTTTTTAAGTTCCGTAGGTAAATCACAATATCGTAAATTTGTAGATGTTTTATCTAAATTTGAGGAATCAGAAAAAACTAAATTCAACCTGAAAGACTTATCAATTGATGATATTTATAGTTTTGTCAATTGGTTACAAGAATCAGAATACAATAGCAGTACAATAGAGAGATTTGTGGGAAGATTAAAGTTTTTCTTAAACAGAGCATCCGAACACAAAATAAACGTTTCAAATGTAAGAAATCAGCGTATTTACATAGACAAAGACGAAGACATTGAACACGTTATTTTATCCGAAGCAGAAATAAACACAATCATTAAAACTGATTTCAGTTTCAGCCAAGAATTAAGCATAGCAAAACAGAATTACATTCTATTGTTATTCACGGGATTACGTGGAGAAGATGGATTACAAAAACTGAATATTAATAACTTCCAAGACGGATTTATTAAATTCAAAACAAGCAAAACAGGGCAACCCGTAGTTATTCCAGTACATTCGGAATTGAGTAAGGTTTTAAAATCTAACTTCGGGAATCTACCTCCAAAAATGAACTTAACAGATTTCAACATAGCAATCAAAAAGATTTGCCAAGTTTGTGAGTTCGATGAATTAGTAGAAGGAAAACTTTTCGATCCAAAAAAGAAAAGAAAAGTAAAAGGCTTTTATAAAAAGTACGAGCTTATATCTTCGCACTCTTGTAGAAGAGGATTTTCAACGATGCACTACGGAAAACTACCTAACGAATTGATTTGCTCAGTCTTAGGTTGGGCTTCCGAAAAAATGTTACTTCACTATACACAAGTGAGTAAAACTGATTACGCAAACGAACTAAAAGCCTTTTGGGATAAAAAATAATTTAAATTTACATATCATGGAAACAAATAAAAAACCAAGCAATCCTGCTTTACACAAAACTGAACACTCAATGGGAGAAGACAGAGTTAGATTAAGAGATTATTTCGCTAATTCAGCAATGCAAGCATTTACAAGCGTTTGGTATGAGGACGCTAAAAACACTCCCGAATCAATAGCTAAAAAATCATATCAATTAGCCGACGCAATGCTAAAACAACGTGAACTATGAAACAATTCTTTAGAAACTTATTCCTAATACTAATAACTCAGTTTATAGTAATTGGGATTCCAACTATTTTAGTAATAATTTTTAGAAAATAAATATCGGATAAATTCCGAATTATTTTTCACAAAACATTAATTACCAATCATTTACAAATTCACAAGTTAATCGTACGTAGATTAACTTTAATCTTAAAAAATTAAAATATGGGAAATGTTTTCGACTCAGAAAAAATAAAAAATCATATTCGAGATCTAAACTACAAAGAACCAAGATACTTGATAAGTGTTTTTAATGATTCTAAAAGCTACAGCTTCTGTTTAAGTATGATTAACAAGTACGATGAACTTTTATATATAGTTTTGATTAAATCTTCTTTTGATGAAGAAGAAATCACAAAACTAAAAACAGAGGTTGATGTATTATCCAAAATTTTCAACGCAACAATTCTTCATGAAGAATCTTAACACTAAACATCATGGGAATAAATTTCGGTAACAGATATAATAAAAAAGCCGTAGTCCAGAAATGGAAGGAAGAAGAAGAAGGTGTTTTTTATAGCGAACAATCTAAAAAATGGGTTGTCCGTATTAAAAAAGAGAATGGAAAAATTAGTGCAGTTGCACAATTTGCTGAAAAATCATTTGCAGATCAAAAATATTTAGAGTTAAAAAAATGTAATGCTTGTAAGTATTTTGACAAAACTAAAGATTCAGATAAATGCGAAAGCTGTAAAAAATTAATAGAGCATATTGTTAAACGTGATTTTAAAAAATAAAAGTTATGGAATTTAAAGGAACAAAAGGGAAGTGGACAAGATTTTTAAAAGAAAAAACAGACTTTTATAATCGTAGAAATGAGATTCATTTTGGTAATGATGGTGAATGTATTGCGGAATTTGTTCATAATGATTTTGACGCTTTACTAATATCAAAAGCTCCAGAAATGTTAAATGCATTAATAGAAATTGAAAGATGTTTTTCATTAACTGAAAGCGTTAGGGAAAATTTAAGAAAACTAATCAAAGAAGCAACTAAAATCGATTAATTATGGAAAGATTCGGAAGCGAACTAATATTTATTTCGCAAATTAGCCAAGACGGAAAAAAAGTTGAAATTTTAGATGATTCTAGTATTTCAGATTTTGGAAAAACAGAAATATATAAACTGAATAGCTTATCTATGTCATACGGAACTTACATAGCTTCTGGAATGAGTAGTTATGTTGTAAGACTTAAAAACCCACCTAAATAAAATAACATGAAAGAAACTGAAATCCAAAAACAAGAACCAATCGAAAACGTTAAGCAAACTCAGCACGAGATTAAAACAGTTTTCATGGGAGTATTATTCCCAAAACAAGGACACACGTTATTCGAAATAAACGTGGACGAGCAAACTATTGAGAAAGCGAGTTTTGACGCTCCGCCAATTCTGAAATACGAAGATGCAATGAAAAAAAATGTTTCCTCAGCTAAAAAACTGACACGCAAAGCAGGATGCGTTTATATCTCAGCACTAAACAAGAAGAACGTTATCAAAATATTGAAAAGAGATTTTAACATTCAATTTTAAAAAAATGGAAGACAATAAAACAATTATAATCTATTATGCCTTCGTACTAATAGTTTTATCCCTAACAGGATATGTAGTTTTTATCCTAAATAAATCAGGATGGTGGTTTTTACTAGCGCTACTTATTATTTCAACATCTCCAACAACTAAAAAAACTGAATAATGAAAGATGAAAAACAATTACCAGCAGTAAAAAAAGATTTGCCAAGTATAAGCGATTTATACGATGTAAATAATATTGAAATGGCTTTTAAAACAGACCAATTCAATTTATTAATGAACCAAGCTCCTGATCCTAAATGGATTTTAGAAAACAAATTTGCTGGAAACTCTAAGTATATTCCAATTGGAGTAATAGAAACTTTACTACAAAGAGTTTTTAAGGAATTTAGAGTTGAGGTTTTAAGAGAAGGAACAATGTTTAATGCGGTTTATGTAGCAGTAAGACTTCACTACCTGCATCCCGTTACAGGGCAATGGGGCTATCATGATGGACTTGGTTCATGTCAAATACAAACTAAATCAGGTGCGAGTCCTGCCGACTTACAAAACATTAACAACAATGCAGTAATGATGGCTTTACCAATGGCTAAAAGTTACGCGATTAAAGATTGCACGGATCACTTCGGGAAACTTTGGGGAAGAGATTTAAACAGAAAAGACACAATGGGATTCGGAGTAGATAAATCTTTAGACCACGATTCTATTTACGAGCAACTTATAGATTTATTTGAAGCTAAAAAAGAAATAATTCCTTCTATAGACTTCAAAGATATTAATGATGCAGTTACAGCAAATTTTGATATTAAGAAAATAAAAACATACAAAAGATTCATTGATTATTTACAAAAACTTTAGAAACTATGGAAATAGAAAAAGTATTATTTAACGCAAGTTCAGCAGGAGCTTTACTTACTGAAAAACAAGGTCAAAAATTTACTGATGTTCAACTTGCTAGAATTTCAGAATTGGAAAAAGAAAGAGATACTGGTTTTAATGTTAACGGAAACAAAGTAAAGTTTGAAGGCACAAAAAAACCAGAAGAATTAGCAGAATTGATTATAAAAAGAGACGCACCGCCTGAACTTTCAGATACCGCAAAAACTCTTGTTAGAAAAACTTGGCTTAAATACGAAAAAGGAATCCGTTCTCAGATTAAGTCAAAATATCTTGATAAAGGAATTTTAAAAGAAGAAGATTCTATTTCATTAAGAACAGAATTGGATGGAGTTTTGTACGTAAAAAACGAAGAAAGAATTGAAAATGAATATTTTACTGGCGAATGTGATATAATTAAGGATTTTGAAGGTAAAAGATTAATTATCGACACTAAAACTTCATGGGATGCAGAAACTTTTATCGCCTCTAAACCAACTTTAGATTATGAAGTACAAGGACAAATTTACATGGAACTTTGGGATGCAGATGAATTTGAATTATCGTTCTGTTTGATTGATACTCCTGAACATTTAGTCCAAAGAGAAAAGGATAATGCTAAATGGAAATATTACTCAGGAGATATGAGTGATACAGAATTGGACGAATTAGAAAAAATGATGCAACCTATTTACGAGCAAATAGAACGCAACATGATTTTTTCTACTAATCCAAATATCAAAAAAGAAGAATGTGTAAAAACTTTCTACTTTAAAAGAGACCGAGAAATGTACGCTAAACTTGTAGAAAAAGCTAAGTTAGCAAGAGATTACTACAAAACTATTAAGTTAAACATGATTAACCAATAAAAACATAAAATATGTCAGAATTAGCAATATTAAATCCAGAAGAATTTGGAATTGAAAAAAGTAAGGCTTTGGAAATAACAAAAGGTCTTCAAACAGTTTTAGCCGAAAGAGACGTTTTAAAGGCTTCTTACAAAGAAGTGCTAACTTTAGAAGTAACAAAAGAAAACATTCCTGTATTCAAAGAATTACGTATCAGAATCCGTGATAACAGAACAAAAGGAATTGAATCTTGGCACAAGGTAAACAAAGACTTCTATTTAAGAGGAGGTCAATTTGTTGATGCGATTAAGCGTATGGAGATTTTAGAAAATCAGCAGATGGAGGAAAAACTTGAAGAAGCAGAAAAATTCTTTGAGAACCAAGAAAAAGAGCGTATCATTAAATTGCAGGAAACTAGATTGCAATTAATTTCAGAGTTTGTAGATGATACTACAGGACTTGATTTAGGAAATATGCACGATGAAGTTTTCGAAGGATACCTTAATTTAAAGAAAACTCAGAAAGCAGAAAAGTTAGAAGCCGAAAGAATTGCTGAGGAAAAACGTATTGAAGAAGCTAAAGTCGAAGCGTTACGAATTGAAACAGAACGTTTGGCTGAATTAGAAAAGCAAAAAGCTATTCAAGCAGAAAATGAACGCTTAAAGAAAGAAGCAGACGAAAAAGAAAAAGCTCTTATTGAAGAGCGAAAAATTCAGGCGGAAAAACAAGCGAAAGAAAAAGCCGAACAAGAAGCTATTCTAAAAAAGGAACGTGAAGAGAAAGAAAAACTTGAAGCTATACTAAAAGCAGAAGCAGAATTAAAACTAAAAGAAGAGCAGAGAAAAAGGCATGAAGAAAAATATGCAAAAGAAGAAGCCGAAAAATTAGCCAAAGCTCCAATTAAAGAACAACTTACTATTTGGGTAAATTGTTTTGAAATTCCTTTGCCAAAAACAGCTAATGAAACCACATTAGAAATTGCAAAAAAATTCAATGCATTTAAAGAATGGGCTAAATCCGAAATCGATAAAATTTAAACTATGGCAAAACTATCTAAAGAAGAAATTGAAGAAATCAGATTAGAAATTATTTCGATAAAAGAGCATTTCGGAATGACTAAAAAAAAGATGTGTGAATTAATGGGAAATATGAATCCTAACACATATCAGTCTAGTTGTCGAGCAAATCAACACAGAACAAATTTCAATAAAAATAATTTATTGATTTTAAAATCAAACCTAAAAAAATTACACACAGATTATTTTAAACCATCTAAAAAATAAACACTATGCAAAATATTAATATTATTGGACGTATCGGAAATGATGCAGAAATAAAAGATTTAGGAACTAACCAAGTAATTGAATTTTCGGTTGCAGTTTCAGAAACTTTCACAAAAAACAATGTAAAAGAAACCAAAACTACTTGGTTTAAATGTGCTAAATGGGGAAATAGTACCTCAGTAGCTCAATACATTTTAAAAGGAGGTCAAATTTACGTTTCTGGAAAACCAAATAACAGAGCGTATATAAAGCCTGATGGAACTGCCGAAGTCTCAAATGAGATAACGGTTTTTGAAATAGAACTTTTAGGAGATAAACCTCAACAATAAAACTATGATCAATTTATTTAACACACAAATTACCAATCTTAGTCTCCATAAAATAGGTAATAAATTCCGTGAAGAACCAATGTTTTTATCGGACAAGCCTTATAAATTATCTGATGAAATTGCTCCACTTTTGAAGGAGTTTTTCTTAAAACCATTCAGAGAAAAAGAAGAAAACTTCTATCAATTTGCACATGATGTAGATTTGGAGTATAATGAAATGTATAATTTAGTTTCTGAAATTTTCGCTAATCCCGACAAATCTCACGATATTTCTAAAAAAATTACAGAACATTTATATTCCTGTTCCGAACATCCACATATCAAATCTGGAGAAGTTTATGTTACTTACTTACAAAACATTTCAATTGAAAATGTAGTAGTAGATGCAATTGGAATTTTTAAGTCGGAGATTAAATCGGATTTCTTAGAATTGGACGAAAACGGAAACCACTTGGAAATGATTTTAAATCAAGGAATTTCCTTAGAAAAACTAGATAAAGGTTGTTTGATTTTTAATTACAAAAAAGAAGAAGGATACAAGATTTTAACCCATGACGGAAATCGATATGATAGTCGTTATTGGATTGAAAACTTTTTAGGAATTGACGCTTTCGAAGATGAAGCTTATTTCACTAAGAAATATCTTAAATTCTGTCAAGGTTTTGCTAAAGATGTAGTTTTACCGGCTGAGGATAAAAAAGAAGAAGTGATGTTCTTAAATCGTGCCGTAAACCACTTTGCAAAAAATGATTCTTTCGAGGAAACTGCTTTCCTAAATGAAGTACTAGAAAATCCTGAGCTAATCTCAGAGTTTAAAAACTACAAAGTCGATACCGGAGCTAAATACTCTATTGAAGACGTAAGTAGTTTTGGAATCTCAAACACCGCTGTTAAAGAAGTCCGTAGAAAGTTCAAAAACCTTATCCAACTAGATACTGGAATTACAATAAAACTAGACTTCACTAACTCAGAAAATGCTGATAAATTCGTGGAAAAAGGTTGGGACGAGGAAAAACAGATGTACTATTATTTATGTTATTATAATTCTGAAAATAAATAATATTTTGTAAATTAGTTTTTATTATTTAACTTTGCACTTGTAGTCAGGTAGGAGCGATTGCAAGACATTAAAGATATTTATCCCATAATCGGGCGGACGCTCCTACATTATAGTCCAAACGATTATGGGATTCTCATTTTAAATTTTGTTTGTTTTTTATAAAACATTCACAGATTATGGCAGATATATCAATTATTTTCAATGGTGCGTCAGGCACTTCTACTGAGTCTTCAAAATTGGAAGTTTTCGCAAACACACAAAACAATATTTCTATTTCATTACAAGATGATAGTGTTAATTTTGAGTACCCATCAGTAATTCAATTATCAAAATCTACTGCTATTAAATTTCATAGAGAATTAAAAAAACAAATTTCCTTTTTAGAAAGTGAGGAGGTGCGTAATGGCTAGACCAGAAAAAAATGTTGTAAAATATTTCCCTTTAGACTGTGAATCAGGGAAAAAAATGTTCTACATCGAAGAAACATACGGAAATGATGGATTTGCAACTTTTATAAAAATACTACAAGAGTTAGCCAGATCCGAATATCATTACCTAAACTTATCAAAACCTACTACTATAATGTTTCTTAGTTCAAAATGCAAGGTATCTAAAGACGTTTTAATTGCTATTATTAACGACCTTGTAGATTTAGAAAAATTTGACAAAGAATTATGGGAAGAAAATCAAATAATTTGGTGTGAAGATTTCATAATTAGTATTCAAGATGCGTACTTAAAGAGAAAAAATAATTGCATTACTCGAAATGATTTACTCCTCCTTTTAGACGGTTTAGGGGTACGGAAACTAAGTAAACTCAGTAATAAACAGGGTTTAGGTACTAAAAACGATACCAATAACACACAAATAAGATTAGATAAGATAAAAGAAGATAAAATTAAAACAGATAATACTAAATTTGATTTTAAAAAATCTCTTTTAAATTTAGTTGAAAATGAAGTTTTAGTTAATGACTATATTCTTTTAAGAAAAAGTAAAAAAGCAAGTTTATCCCAAACATTTTTTGGATCATTAAAATCTGAATGTGAAAATAATAATTACGAAGTTTCGGAAGCACTAAAAGTTTGCATTGAACGTAATTGGGTAGGGTTTAAATATTCATGGATAGAAAATTTACAAAAACAAGATAAAAAACAATCAAATGAAACAGATAAATCAACTCCAGTTATCGGAAGACAAACCGCAGAAACTATCGAACACAATTTACAAGGTTGGGACAAACCTACCTACGATTGAAAAAAATTGTGAATTAGCAAATAGAAATTTCTTTGATTTTAATTATTTAGTTCCAAAAATTAAAGACCGTCAAAATGAAGATGGTTTTACTAATTTAATTGGAATAGTTTTAATTAAAGTTTGTGCTTTAGCAGGAATTAAAGAAAAGATTGATGATTTTACTAAGCAGGATATTTTAAAATTAGTTTTGACTAAATTTCATACTTTAACGGTTGAGGAAATTTACAAAGCTTTTGAGTTAGAAAGATTTGGAAGCTACGATACCAAAACAGAACATTATCAATTATTTAATGCAGTTTACGTTTCCGATATTTTAAAAAAATATTGTGAATGGAAAACTAATCAAAAAATTGAACTAAACTACCAAAATCCTAAAATTGAAGAAAAACCAGTTATATCCGAAGAAGAGAAAAGGAATATTGTTAAAAATGGTGTAGAAAGGGTTTTTAATGAGTTCTCTAAGGAAAATAAGCTTGAAGATAACGTAGAGTATATTTTTGACTTTTTAGTTTCTGAAAAGCTAATTAAATCAGATTTGAAAGAAGAGCCAAATTTAGCCAAGTATTTTATGGCAAAAATTGAAATTGCTAAAAATGAATTGATTTCTGAGGAAAGAGAAAAGGTTAATATTTTAGAACCTGCAAAATCGGCAGAAACTTTCAAAAAAATCAGAGAAGGTAGTTCTCCTGCAATTAATATTAGAGCAAAAAAATTAGTTTTAATTGATTTCTTTAACAAGCAAATTAAAGAAGGAAAAGAAAAAATATTCTAAACATGAAAAGTTCAAAAGAAAACATCCTAGAAGCAGTTTGTACGCACTTTAATTATCGTGCAGAAACTATCATATCTCAAAATAGAGTAGGTAATTTAGTTTATGCTAGACAGATTTATTGCTATTTATGCCGAGAATTAACCAAAGATAGCTTATCTGTTATGTCAGATTACATCAAAAGAGATCACGCAACAGCATTACACTCGATAAAAAAAATAACTAATTTGTTATCAGTTTATCCAGAAGTAAAAAAAGACATTAAAGCTATAAAGAGCTTATTACTAGAAATTAACCCGTTAATAGTTACTCATGTTGATTTATTACAATTAACTAAGAACTATACTAAATCATTTGTATAATGGAAAAGAAATATACCGGTGTTCACTATGACCGAGACAGAAAGAAGTGGAAAGTGAGTTTAAGGGTTAAAGGAGTTTTGTATTTAGATACTTATACCGATACCGATGTTCAAGGAGCAAAACTGAGAGATTTAGCCATAATCAAAAATGATTTAAAAAGACCGCTTCAAGTATTAAAACCTAAAACTGATTAGATTATGGGAAGTAAAGGCAAAATATTCGCCCAAGAATATGAAATAAACGCAAAACATATTTTTAAAAAGATTAAAGATAAATTTGGAACAGAAAAACCAGAAAAAGGAACAAATAAAACCCCTAAAAAGAAAAAACGTAAAAAATAATCTAATACTTAACATTATGAAAAAACTATTTATCTTACTTGTATTATTCACTACAAGTTTATTCGGACAAAAATTTCAATCTTACAGCTATTCTTACGCTAGGGATGCAAAAATTGGATGGGAAGAGCCTATTAAGGCTGAAACTGAAATCATCATGGACTTAGAACAAGATGAAATAGTTTTAGCAAACGGAAGAAACTACCAAGTTTTATCCAACATTTCCCTAAAAGAAAACTTTATTGACGATAACGGATTTAAAGGCACAACTTACTTTTGTCAGGATAAAAAAGGAACAAAACTAGAATTTATTATTATGCACCAAACATCAGTAAAAAACAAAAAAATGATTGTTTTGAGCTATGACAAATACTTAATTGCTTACGATTTATACATTCAAAAATAAATATTATGAATAGAGAAATTAAATTTAGAGCGTGGGATAAAAAATCAAAAAAGATTAGAGAAGTTAATTTTATTGCTTTTCATAATAAACGAGATGCTTTTTCATTTAATCCATCAAATACTCCTAAAGTAATTCATTTATGGGGAAGAGATATGATAGAACAAAAAGACATTATACTTCATAGAGAGGAAAACGATGTTATTTTAATGCAATTCACTGGTTTAAAAGATAAAAATGAAGTTGAAATTTACGAAGGAGATATTTGTAAAGTAACATATTTTAATCATAGTTCGCCTAATAGTGTAATTATTCAAGAAGTAACATTTAATAATGGAACATTTGAATTAAAAGCAAAAAACAATTTAGGTTTACAATTAGAAGACAGTAGGTTGTACGTACCTTTGTATTGGTCTTTAGTACCAAATAAAATTGAAGTTATCGGCAATATTTACGAGAATCCTGAACTATTAAAAAAATAAATAAATGGAAAAACAAAACCCACAAGATATATGTAAATCTAAAAAGGCTTATGAAACAGAATCTATGGTTAAAAGTTTTTTACATATAGAAGGTTGCAAAGGGAGCAGAGATTATTACTTATGTGAAACTTGTAATAAATATCATGTTTTTAAGACAAGTAACAATAATAGAAAACTTGACAAGAAATTAAAAAAAGAATTAATTTTAATAAATAGAATAAAAAAAAATAAAAAAAACACATCAAAACCAAAAGATAGAAAAAAAAGACCAAAACACTAAAAATTATGATAAAATTCATCCAAAAACTATTCAGTTCAAAACCAAAAAAAACTGAACCAAAAGAAAAAGTAACCGACCTAATGAATAAACAATGTGTTTGTTCTACTCCTTGTAATGAGTTTTGTTCCGATTCAAAAATAATTCAGACGACCAAAACTATTCGATCAATTAATGTCAACGAACCAAAAATATTAAG